TTCCAGTACCGCACGCTGCTGCAGATATCCGCGGCGCTGGGCATCCCGTACCCCTATCTCGCCAACGACATGGTGAAGGGCAACTTCTCCAACTCGCGGCTGGCGCTGATCGAGTTTCGCCGTCGGGTGTCCGCCTGGCAGCATTCGGTCATGGTCTACCAGCTCTGCCGCCCCGTCTATGCGCGCTGGATGGATGCCGCCGTGCTGTCGGGTGCGCTGACCCTGCCCGGCTATGAAGGCAACCGAGCGCGGCTCCTCGCCGCAGACTGGCTGCCCACCAAATGGGACTGGGTCGATCCGCTGAAGGACGCCAATGCCGAAATCGCCCAGATCGAGGCGGGGCTGAAATCCCGAACCCAGGCCATCGCCGAGCGGGGCTACGACGCTGAACAGGTCGACCGCGAGATTGCCGCAGAACGGACTCGTGAACGCGCGCTGGGCCTCGATTTCCGCCGCCCTGGTTCGCCCGCGCAAATCGTGCAGGCAGTGCCCGGCGCGGGGAAGGAGGATGATCAGACAGACGAGACAGACGCCGCTGCCGACCGGCCGCGCGAAGAGGAGGACCTTCCCTGATGTTTCACCCCCGCATTGCTGCGCGCGCCTTCAACACGCCGCTGCTGGTCGAGCCTTCCAAGGCTCTGGCGTTTCTGTCGGGCCTCGGGCCACGTATCCTGGGACGGCGGGTCGAGTTAGCGGACGGGGACGACACGCTGGATGGCACTGTTAATCTGCACGCCCGCGCCAGCATTCTCGCCGGTGACCTGACTGCGCGCCAGCATGGCGATGCGCCCTATCCGGTGGTGGACGGGATCGCCGTCATCGAGATTTCAGGCGTCCTGATCCATCGCGGCGGGTGGATCGGCCAGTCCTCCGGTCAGACGAGCTACGAGGGGATCGCCGCGCAGATCGAGGCGGCAGGTTACGATCCCACGGTCCGCGGCATCGCGCTGGAGATCGACAGCTTCGGCGGCGAAGTTGCCGGCGTCTTCGATCTCGCCGACCGGATCCGCGCGGTGCGGCGCGACAAGCCGGTCTGGGCCTTCGTGGCGGAACACGCCTTCTCCGCAGGCTACGCGCTTGCCTCCCAGGCTGACCGGATCGTGCTGCCGCGCACCGGGGCGCTGGGCAGCATCGGGGTGGTGGTGATGCATGCCGATCTCAGCGGGCAGCTCGATCAGGATGGTGTCCGCGTCACGCTCGTGCACTCCGGCCGCCACAAGATCGATGGCAATCCCTATGCCCCGCTGCCCGAGGCCACGCGCGACGAGATCCAGCGCGAGATCGACGTTCTTCGGTTCCTCTTCGCCGAAACCGTCGCGGCCGGGCGCGCAGGGCGATTGAGCCAGGAGGCCGCCATGGCCACCGAGGCCGCAACCTTCCGCGGGGCTGATGCCGTCGCCGCAGGCCTCGCTGACGAGGTCACGGATCTTGCGCGCGGCTTTGCGGCGTTCCGGCAGCTGGTCGCAGACAGGACGGGCCAGTCGCCAAGCCGTGACAGCGCCCTCACCACACCCCGCTCCTCAACCCACGCCAGACAGGAGGCACGCATGGCCACCGAACACGACGCCGACGACATCCCGCAGGACCTGGAACCAGACGAAATGGACATCGAGGACGATGATGCCGATGTCACCGATGATCCGCTTGCCGGTCCGGCCCCGTCCCCCGCGGCATCGCACCCGCCCGCTACTGCGGCACCAGCGGCGGGCAACCTCGCCGAGATCTCAGCGCAGCTGCGCGAGGCCGCAGCGGAGATCGCCGAGATCGCCGCGCAGGCCGGCCGCCTTGGCATCGCAATCGACGCCGCGAAGGCTCTGCGCGAAGGCACCACCCCCGAAGCCCTGCGCTGCCTCGTCCTCGACCGCGCCAGCGCCGCCGCAGATGCCCGGGACATCGTCGCCGCACCGCCCTCGCCCGTTCTGCCAAGGGCACAGGAAAGTCCCATCGTCGCAGCCGCCAAACGAGCCGCCTCGGCCGGCGCGAAAGGCTGAACCTCAGCCACACCGTCACGCGCCGCCCACCTGATCCCCCGCCGCACCTCCCCGGCGGGGGATTTCTTTTTGCCCCTCGCCCTGGAGTCCTCCCATGTCCGTGCTGACCCAATCGCCCACCATGGGCGACGTCCTCAAATACGAGGTGAACCCGAACTACACCCGTGAGACCGTCACGCTGCTCGCCGGCACCGCTTATCCGGTCGGCGCCGTCCTCGGGCGCATCACCGCCAGCGGCAAGTACAAGCTCGCGACCTCTGGAGGATCCGACGGCGCGCAGACCGCAGCCGCCGTGCTGCTTTATGCCACCGACGCCACACTCGCGGATGCGGTCGGTGTGGTGATTCTCCGCGGCCCCGCCATCGTCTCGCGCGCGTCCCTCGCCTACGACGCCACGGTCGATGACGGGGCGAAGATCACCACCAAGCTTGGCCAACTGGCCGCCGTCGGACTCCTCCCGCGCGACACCGCCTGATCCGGCGGCCTGCTCTCGCGCGTTCCCATCTGCGCCGTCTCCACTGCCCCCTCATTCTTCGGAGTTCCCCATGACCATCACCCGCAACCCGTTCGACGCGGGCGGCTATTCGCTCGCCGAGATGACGCAGGCCATCAACATCCTGCCCAACCTCTACACCCGCCTCGGTCAGATCGGCCTCTTCCGCTTCGAGGGCGTCACCCAGCGCTCCATCGTCATCGAACAACGCGAGGGCGTCCTGAGCCTCCTGCCCTCGGTGCCGCTGGGCGCCCCCGCGACCGTCGGCAACCGCGAGCAGCGCTCCATGCGAAGCTTCGCCCTGCCGTGGATCCCCCACGACGATGTGATCCTGCCTGCCGACATCCAGGGGATGCCCGCGCTGGGTGTCTCGGATGCGGCCGACCCGCTGGTCGAGGTGATGAACCGCAAGCTGACACTGATGCGCCGCAAGCATGCCCAGACCCGCGAATACATGGAGATGAACGCACTCCGCGGCATCGTGAAGGACGGGGCCGGCACCACGCTCTACGACTACTTCACCGAGTTCGGGCTCGACATGATCTCGGTCGACTTCGTCTTCGGCACCGCGGGCACCAATATCCAGGCCAAGGTCCGCACCACGCTCCGGGCGATCGAGGACAGCCTGCTGGGCGAGACCATGACCACCGCGCATGCGCTGGTCAGCTCGGAGTTCTTCGACAAGCTGATCAGCCATCCCAAGACCGAGGACGCCTACAAGTTCTTCTCGGCCACCGGTGGCCAGCCGCTGCGCGAGGACATGCGCCGCGCCTTCCCCTTCGCGGGTATCCTCTTCGAGGAATACAACGGCTCCGTCACTCTCTCGAACGGTACCTCCGAACGGCTGATCCCTGCGGGCGAGGGAATCGCGTTTCCGCTCGGTACCTTCGACACCTTCACCACCTACGGCGGGCCTGCGAACCTTCTGGAAACCGCGAACACCGTCGGCCTGCCGCTTTACGCCCGCCAGATGATCGACGCCAAGGGCCGCTGGATCGACCTGATGACCGAGGCCTCGATCCTGCCGGTCAACAAGCGGCCGCGCCTCGCGATCCGCCTGCACAGCTCGAACTGAGCGCGATGTCGATCTTCGCGATCGCCATAGAGACGCTCTTCGGGGATCCGAATATGGTGCGGGATGCTGTCTATACGCCCGCGGGTGGTGCGCCCCAACTCGTCCGCGTGGTCACACGACGTGCGGACGAGATCACCGGTTTCGGCGAGGCGCGGCTCTGGTCGGAGACAACCCGGATCGATCTGCGCGTGGCAGAGGTGGCGAGCCCGCGCCCTGGCGAGCGCATCGAGATCGAAGGAGAGGCCTTCCTCATCCAGGGCGAGCCGGTCCGGGACCGCGAAAGGCTGGTCTGGACCGTCGATCTGAGGCCCGTATGA